TGCTATTGAAGATAAAATTCAAGAACAGTATGCTGAAATTCTTGAGCAAGTATCAGAAGAACTCAAGGAAGAGCTAACAACTAAAGTTGATGATTATCTAAATTATGTTGTTGAAGAATGGGTTAAAGAAAATGAATTGGCAATAGAATCTGGTCTTCGTTCAGAATTGACAGAAGATTTTATTGCTGGTCTTCGCAATCTATTTGTTGAACACTACATTGATATTCCAGAAGAGAAAGTTAGTGTAGTTGAAGAGATGACATCAAAGGTTGTTGAGCTTGAGGGCAAGTTAAATGAACAAATTTCTACCGCGGTAGAAATGAGAAAACTTATTATTGAATATGCAAAGAGAGAAGCATTTCATGAAGTATGTGATGGTCTAACATCAACTCAAATAGAAAAGATGAGATCATTGTCTGAAGGTGTTGAATTCTCAACAGTTGAAGACTATACACAAAGCCTCTTGACTCTACGCGAAAATTATTTCCCAACAAAATCTAGTGGAAAATCAGTCAATCAAAGACTTGATGAAGAAACAGACGTTGTGGAAGAGCAGAGTCTTGTAGAAGAAACACAAAAGAAAAAGACAAATGTTGATCCAGTTATGGACGCATATGTCAAGTCAATTAGTCGCACAATTATAAAGTAATTTTAAAGGAGTTAACTTACATGCAACTATCTGAACAACTAGTACAAAAGTGGGGTCCGGTTCTGGAACATCCAGATCTCCCAAAGATTTCGGATCCTTATAAGAAAGCTGTTACAGCTATGATTCTTGAAAACCAACAGATTGCTTCTGCACAACAGGCAGCATTCATGGGTGGTGATCGTAGTTTCCTAGCAGAATCAGCGCCAACAAACGCAACAGGTGCTTCAATCGGCAACTATGATCCTATCTTGATCTCGCTGGTTCGTCGTGCCCTTCCAAACTTGATCGCATATGATATCTGCGGCGTTCAGCCAATGACAGGCCCAACAGGCTTGATCTTCGCAATGCGTTCTAAGTTTGATTCACAGACAGGAACAGAAGCTCTGTTTAACGAAGCAAATACTGCATTTTCTTCTTCAAACAAGCTTGGTGCAAATGGTTCTCCAAATGCACACCAGACATCACAAGGTCTTGGCCCACAAGATTATACTATTGCTAATACAGCAAATGGTATGTCAACAGCACAGGGTGAAGCACTTGGCGATTCTGGTACAAACCTATTTGCTGAAATGGCATTCTCAATTGAGAAAGTTACAGTAACTGCTCGTGAGCGTGCATTGAAGGCAGAATACACTCTAGAACTTGCACAGGACCTGAAGGCAATTCATGGTCTTGATGCTGAGACAGAACTAGCAAATATTCTGTCAACAGAAATTCTAGCAGAAATCAATCGTGAAGTTATTCGTACAATCTACGCAACAGCTGTTCTAGGCTGCAACGCAGGTACAACAACTGCCGGAACATTCGATTTGGACACCGACTCAAATGGTCGTTGGTCAGTTGAAAAGTTCAAGGGTCTTATCTTCCAGATTGAGCGCGAAGCAAACGCAATCGCTCGTGCAACCCGTCGTGGTAAGGGTAATATCGTAGTATGCTCATCTGACGTTGCTTCTGCAATGGCAATGGCTGGCGTTCTACAGTATACCCCAGCACTTCAGGCCGATCTACAAGTAGATGACACAGGCAACACATTTGCTGGTCTTCTACATAATCGTGTAAAGGTCTACGTCGACCCATACTACGGTTCACCAACTTCAGTAGGAACAAATACATCAGAACTAGTAACAGTTGGTTATAAGGGCACATCTCCTTATGACGCTGGCTTGTTCTATTGCCCATATGTTCCTCTACAGATGGTTCGTGCAATTGGACAAGACACATTCCAGCCACGTATCGGATTCAAGACACGTTACGGAATGGTTGCAAATCCATTTGCAGAAGGTACAACAGCAGGTCTTGGTCGTTTGGCAAATCGTTCAAACGTCTATTATCGTATCTTCAAAGTATCAAATCTTCTCTAATCGTAAGAATAAGAAGAAAGTAATACTGCAACTTGAGGGGGAACTTCGGTTCCCCCTCTTTTTGTTTATAAATATTGTAGAGGTACAATATGTCAAAAATAAATAATCAACCTACAAATACAAGTTTCTTACAACCAACCAAATATCAATTGTCATTTACAAGAATGCCAAATTTGACATATTTTTGTCAAACATTTAATCTTCCCGGATTATCAATGTCCGAAATTGTTCGTAATACGCCATTTGTAGATTTATACGTTCCAGGAGATAAAGCACAATACGAACCTCTAGATGCTTCGTTTATTGTAGATGAGGATCTACGCACATGGCTTGAAATGCACAATTGGATAACAGGTCTTACTTTTCCTAAAAACTTTGAGCAGTATCGTCGTTTACTAAAAGAAAATAAAGATTATGGCGGCACAGTATCTGATGCTATCATGACAATAATATCAAATAAAAATACTCCAAATATTCGTATTACTTTTAGAGATTGTTTTCCAACATCTGTATCATCTATCGTCTTTGACTATACATCAGATGCAAGCATGACTCTTACAGCATCAGCCACATTCCGATATAATTATTTTGATGTTGACATTCTTTGAGATTTAGTGTATAACATACTAAATCCCAGGGAAATTATATAATGATCAAGAACATAGATGATTTGATGGAATCTTGGAAGAAAGATTCACAGATAGATAGCACCGAATTGGGTACCGAATCCATTCGTCTATCTTCTCTACACGCCAAATACATAGAAGTATACAAGCATCAGAAGATGCGTGAACAAAAACTTAAATTTGATCTTAGTAAATTGACTAAGTTAAAATGGAGATATTATGATGGCAAACTTAATGGCACAGAAGAATTGAATCAGCTCGGATGGGAGCCGATGCGTGAAAAATATCTTCGTGCAGACATTAGTACCATGATTGATGGTGATAATGATGTTTTGGAAGTCAAGAACAAGCTATCGTATACAGAACTTTTTGTTGATTGTTGCGAAAAGATCATCAAAGAAATTCATCAGCGTTCATTTAACTTGAAAAATGCCATAGAATTTATGAAGTTTACTCAAGGTGTCTGAAAAAATAATTGTTGCAAAAAAGAACGAAGCATATATTATGCTCTCTTGTGAGCGAGGTGTCGCTCGTGAAATTTCGGAATATTTTACGTTCTATGTTCCTGGATATCAATTTACACCTGCATTTCGTAACAAAATTTGGGATGGTAAAATAAGACTTTTTGATACAAGAGATTCAACAATATATCATGGTTTATTATCTCATCTTCAAATATTTGCTGAAGAAAGAGAATATAATCTTGTATATGATGAAAAAGTTTTACAAAAAACATCTTTTTCTTTAATTGAAGCAAGAGAATATGTTGATTCTTTGCAGGTACAAAGTCGTAATAAAGATATTGAAGCAAGAGATTATCAAATAGAAGCATTTGCACATTGTATTCGCAATCGTCGTCAAATGTTAATATCTCCTACGGCATCAGGTAAATCACTTATTGCATATTTTATCACACGATATATGACCGATCAAAATAAAAAAGGTTTAATTGTTGTACCTACAACTTCTCTTGTTGAACAATTATATACAGATTTTCAAGATTACTCATCCAAGAATGAATGGTGTGTTGAAGACAATGTTCATAGAATATATTCTGGTCGTGAAAAATCTTCAAATAAGCTTGTAGCAATATCAACTTGGCAATCTTTATATACTTTACCAAAAAATTATTTTAACTATGAATGGGTTATAGGTGATGAAGCACACAATTTTAAAGCTAAGTCTCTTGCAACCATTATGACTAATTTAGATAATGCATCTCTTCGTATTGGTATGACTGGAACACTTGATGGAACAAAAACTCATAAACTTGTGCTTGAGGGTCTTTTTGGTCCTGTACGCAAGACAGTAACAACAAAAGAACTCATAGACAAGAAACAACTATCAGATTTTGAAATTAAATGTCTTGTCTTAAAATATCCAGAAGAAATATCTCGAT